AATACTAAACTTAAAACTAATACTTATACTAATACTAATACTAATACTAATACTTATACTTATACTAATACTAATAGTTATACTAATACTAATACTAATACTAATACTAATACTACTAATACTAATACTACTAATACTAATACTAATACTACTAATACTAATACTAATAATACTAATAATAATTATGAATATTCTAGTGCAATAGATAAAAGTTCTTTAGTTGATAAATACATGTCTATTATAAATAAAAAATATGTTAGAAATGTTGAAGAGGAAGATATAGAGATATGTAAAAATTGTAAAAATCAAATGACATGCTTACAACATGACGCTATAATTATTTGTGATAAATGTGGTTACCAAGAATTACTTCTAGTAGAGCAAAATAGACCTATATTAAAACAGAATACAAAGGATACTTCGCATTTTAGTTATAAGCGGATTAATCATTTTAGAGAATGGTGTAATCAAGTACAAGGTAAGGAAAGTACAGATATCCCAGATGAAATTTTTGAAAAAATTTTAACTGAAATAAAGAAAGAGAAGATTGTTGATACAAAAACAATTACTTATAATAAAATGAGAGATATTCTAAAACGTTTGAGAATAAATAAATATTATGAGCATATTAATTATATTATTAATAGAATTAATGGGATACCAACACCTCAGTTTAGTCAAGAACTAGAAGATAAATTATGCAATATGTTTAGAAATATTCAAGCGCCATTTTTAAAGCATTGTCCTAAAGATAGAAAAAACTTTTTATCATATAGTTATGTATTATATAAATTTTTTCAAATATTAGGTTTACATGAATATCTTAAATATTTCCCATTATTAAAAAGTAGGGAGAAACTATATGTTCAAGACCAAATATGGAAAAAAATATGTTTAGAACTTAATTATGAAATAATACCTTCATTATAGATATCAATCATTAAAATCCATTAGGAAATCCCACCATTCGAAAACCGGCACCTAATCCTACGCCTTGTCTTGCACCAGATGAAACAGTAGGAGATAATAAGTCAAGAACAGAGAAGGTGCAAGCGGCTGTTAAAGCGAGCATCAATATTTCGCTCCAATCTAACTTATTATTTGGTAATATAAGTGCTACAAAAGCAACTATAAGACCTTCGAATGCATATTTAAGAAGTCTAACAATAACATCCCAAAAATCTACAGAATATTCCATTTATTATACTATTATAATAATATAAAATATTTTGTACAAATTGTACAATATTTTATAATTAACCTTTCCAATTATGCTACATATTTAATATTAATTCTTATTTAATATAATAAAAAATATATAAGATTTAAATTATATTATATTATTAGAAAAGATATTGAAATGTCAGAAGTAGAAAGCACTAATGTAACTAGCGTAAGAGAGGTAGATTATCTTGATGAAGATAAACCTATTAGAGGACAGAACTTTGTTCTCCTTTCTTTTTTGAGTCCTGAAGATGTTTTAGTAAATAAAGAGGCATATATGTTTTCACAGTTTATTACCAAATTTAGTAATGATATGACAACTCTTTTGGATGGCATTCAATCAAAATATAGCGATTCAAAAGACTTCATTGATTCTATCAAAGAGAATAATTCGCATATTTTCAACCCCAAAGATATGAGTGAACAATATGCATTCTATAAATCTATTAATAATCACGACCTAGAATCATCATTCCACCGAGATAATAATTTCACTACTTCCATTAGAGGTATCAAAGTACGAGGTGTTTTTGATACTCTCGATGAAGCAAAAAATCGCAGTGAGTTTATCAAGAGAATTGATAATAAATTCAATATTTATATTGCACAAGTTGGTTGCTGGTGCCCTTGGTCACCTAATCCAGATTCTTTAGAAAATCAAGAATATGCTGAAACACAACTAAATACTTTGATGAAAGAATATAAGAAGAATATGAATGACAAGGATGTTGTTTTTGAGAATAGAAAATCAACACTATTTAATAATAAGGATACTCAAGCAATTACTGATGAAGTTCCTCCTACAGAACCTTCAGTTGAATCACCTGCGGAAGTTTCGGTAGAACCTTCGTCAGAACAATCAACTGAACCTTCAGTAGCTCCTGAACCAATTGAAATGTCTGAGATTAAGCAAAGCATTGAACAAGTTGATACTTGGAGTGCTCAAAAACTTGGTATTCAATAAAATCAATAACATACAATTTTAATATTTTTTTCTTATTTCTTAATATTAAGAAATGAAAGCAATCGCAATATTTTTACTATTTATAGGGTCACTATTGATTATTCAAGGATATTACGCAAATAAATCTGTATGTAAAAAAGATAAGGTTATTGTCAAATATATACCTAGAAGCATTTATGAAGAACAATTAAAACCAGAAGAAAGTCTTCAATCATTTTATAAAAGTATGTTTGAGGACATTTTATTACATTAATGTTTTATTTATATCCTTAATATTAGTAAATGGAGATATTAAAAGATATTGAAAAAAACATTCTAAATATTAATATATATGACAAAAATAAGGACCCTTTAAATAATTCAAATACACAAAAGTTAGATGCAATTAAAAAGCGCATTAGCGAATATTTTAAATATAAAGATAATGAAAAAAATATAATTCTACAAAAGAAAATAAAATATGATGAAGATTATAAGTTTGCAAGAGAAATAAATAATAATAATTATAATTTATTTTTAGAGAAAAAAGCAGAATTATATAATATATTTAAAGAAACTAAAACACTTGCAACATTATATGAATATTTAAATTGCAAATATGCTGTTGTAAAAGATATTCCAGATATATACACGTATGAATACATAAATTTAAATGAACCCGCCATCATCCCATCATCTAACAACGCTGTTGATACTAATATTTGTCCAGCAGGTAAAATATTAAATAAAAAAACTAAAAAATGTGAAAAAGACCCTGAAAATAAAGTTAAAGCAAAGAAGGTTGTTGCAAAAGACAAAGCAGATAAAGCAGACAAAGCAGATAAAGCAGATAAAGCAGATAAAGTAGACAAAGTAGACAAAGCAGATAAAGTAAAAAAAGTAAAAGATAAAGCGGATAAGGTAAAAGAAAAGGAATGTCCGGAGGGTAAAATATTAAATCCAATAACAAATAGATGTATCAAAGATGTTAATTATAAACCTAAATGAAAAATATAAAATAGATAATTAAATAGGAGATTATTAATGGTTAAAGATATAAAAGATAATAAAATATTTAAAATGAATTGGTTTAGTTTTGTGTTTGCGTTTATATTAGGAATTATATATGTATATATTTCATCGCCACCAATTAGAAGCGTTATTAAATATCCAACGCCATATAATGCTAATAAAATAGTATATATGAACCATAATAAACAATGCTATAAATATAATGTAGAGGAAGTTAAATGTAATGAAGCATCAATAACACAACCAATAATATAAGCATTATTCTTATTTTTTTAAATTTTTATAGATTATAATAGATAGGATATAATACTAATGAGTAAAGGAAGAGCAAAAGAAATTACAGGGTTAAGAGTTACTATTGACAGATTGTTCTATGATGACACAGGACAAATAATTGTAAGTGCATTATTTGGTCTTGCGTTAGCATTATTATTTAGACGTATATGTAAGGATAATTGCGTATTATATTCAGCGCCAGATATTAAAGAAATAGAAGATAATATATTTAATCTTGAAGATACATGCTATAAATATAAATCTTACGCTGTTAAATGTAATGATAAAGATAAACCTCTTGAACCTTATGATATTAATAAAACACCTGATAATATTATAAGTATTCCAGGATTTTTTGAAAAAATATTTTCTTCAAGTTAACACACACTCACATTAATGATATTTATTTGCGTTTGGTATTATTAGATACACACATATCAAAATGATGATGAAGTTGGCACCAGTAACAGTCAACGCGTGTTTGCAATGTCCTAGTTTTACGACAAGAACAACAAGGATTCTGTGTTGTTAACTGCATTTCTTGCGCCTTTGTGCGTGTATTACTAAGTTGCTTAGGTGGAGTATTACGAAGTTGCTTAGCGAGCATAGGAATATCTTCTATTATAAATTTGGTTTTCATTCTTTTTGGTTGTTTAGGAGGCGAAGGAATATCTTCTATTATAAATTTAGTCTTTATTCTTTTAGATTGCTTAGGTGGCGAAGGAATATCTTCTATTATAAATTTGGTCTTTGTTCTTTTTGGGTTTTTAGGTGGTGAAATATTTGTATTATTTTTAATCTTCTTTCGCATTATTTGTGGAGGTGAAAGTTCCGCTGTTGCAAATCCTCTTTTCTTTTTTATTATTCCTTTTTTATTCATATGACATTCTAATTATATTATATTTTTTAATATATTTGCGTAATATAATTTATATTGAAAATATTATATATCAATAGATAGAATTATAATAATGTCAACACCTATAAATGCATTACCTTTGAAAACCTCGCAAACAAATATGTCAGATACCAATGATATTAATGACCCTCTTGTTCAAGATGTTTTAAATGAATTTCAGGAAGAGTTAATGATATCTAAGAAAAATGCTCAACCTTCGCAACATATGCATCAAGCACCTCCTATGATGATACCATCGCAACAACAATATAATAATCCGCAATATCAGCAACAACATATAAATTATAAAAATAATGCAAATAAATCTGATTATTCATCTTATTTAGATGTTGAAGTAGCAAAAAAAAGTTTGATATTAGTTATAATATCTTTAATAATATATAATTCAGGTATTATTAATACTGTATATGAAAAACTGCCTGATTATTTGCATGATAATCTAAATAATTTTGATATATATATCAAATCATTATCATTATTTGCGATTATATATGTATTATCTTTCTTTGAATATATATAATTTTTATATTCTTATTTATGATGCTCTTCTATAATAGTCGTTATTATTACCATCGCCATTATTAATATTATATTTTACGTTTTGATAAGATGATGAGAATGATGAGAATATGTTAAAATATTTTAAAAGGAAAAATACACTTATAAAAAATGTTATAAATATAACAAATATTGTAATACCAAATAATAACATATAAGATAATGCATCATATCTATTTTTATTAATCACAACCATCGCTATAATAATTAAAGCATAAAATAACATAAATAGTGAAAATATTGATATAAAAAAATGCTGATTTTTATCAGAAATATAATATGCCCATAATAATGTCCCGCATACTACTAGTGAAAGCATAGAGTACCCAAGAAGAGTAAATATTTTTTCTACAATTTGGTCATTCTCTGTATTTGAAACAAAATTCTCAATCATATTTTAATAATCTCTTAATAATAACTTATATTTTTTATTTATAATATGTCATATTGCATTGTTCCTAAATATGAGTTTTGAACATCATAACCGCGCACATGTATATTTTTATTATCTAATCCTTGTGAACCATATACATCCTCTTTATATATTCCTTTATCAACACCATAATATTCTTTATTATATCCTTCGGGGTTTACAATATTAGATTGTGCAGCTAAAAGGTTCTCTTCAGTTATATATGGAACTAAACAATTTGGGTCATTATTATTTACTTCAACAGGTACTCTTCTTTCGCCATTAACATGTTCCATATTCATTATGCATTTATCAGTTTCAGTATATGCGGTATACGCAGTTATATCCTCCTTCTCATTTTTATTCTTGTTTACAATATTAAGTTCATTAGTATATATTCTAAAATATAATGTTAATAAACAAATTGATAATATAAACCCAAATATATTATCAACTAATAATAAGATTAAGATACAAGTTAACGCCATATAAAATTGTATCATCAAGTCTTTGAAAAGATTCTTGAACGGAATTTCTTTAATAATTAATATAATAACTAATAATATTAATGCTAAACCTCTAAAAGAATTAATAATAATCATAATAATTATTTTTTAATGCTTATCTATCTATATAATAATCCATATAAAAAAATGACACGTATATATATATGTTAAGTATTTATATTAATATTTACTATTAATGTTTTCAATCTTATCTAAAAATGGTTATGGTATTTTAAAATCTGCTTTGGATGAATATAAATTGGAAAGTATAAGGAAAGATTTAACTATGACTCCTAAAGTTAATTTTGATATAGGAAAATCAAAGAATAATTCATCTAAGGAAGATTTAACTTTTCAACTATATAGCGAAAATGAAAAAAGAATATATATTCCAAGATATTATGGATTTCAAAAATATGGCGCGCCATCATTATGTAAATTAACAAGTGGAAAAGATATTAATATAGATTTTATTGGAAATCTTAGAGAAACACAACAAGAACCGATAAACAACTTTTTAAAAGCCGCGCGAGACCCTCAAAAAATGGGCGGTATTATATCAGTTCCTTGTGGTTTTGGAAAAACAATAATGAGTCTATATATTGCGTGTCAATTGAAAAAAAAAACTATGTTCATAAGTCATAAGGATTTTTTAAACCAACAATTTATAGATACAGTTAAATTATTTGCACCGGATGCAAAGGTCGGAATAATTAAGCAGAATAAAGTAGATGTCATTGGTAAAGATTTTGTAATTGCATCTCTACAATCTCTTGCAATGCGCGACTATGATATTGGAATTTTTGATGATATTGGGTTTGTAATTATTGACGAAGTTCATCATACAGGCGCACAGGTATTTTGTAAAGCATTTCAAAAATTGAACAACCCAATTATTCTTGGATTATCTGCAACTTTAAATAGAAAAGATGGAATGCGTCGTGTTTTTGAATATTATATAGGTAAGTCTGTATATACCTTAAAAAATAAGGAGTTATGTGATGTTATTGTTCAAGTTCACAAATATTTTGAACCGCATATTGATTATTCGACTGTAAAACTAATGTGGAATGGAAAAGAGAATGGTGCAGGAATGATTAATAACATTTGCTCATTTAGACCGAGAACTGAATATTTAATTTTCATATTAAAAGATATTTTAAGTAAAGAACCAGAAAGACGCGTGCTTATTTTAAGCGAACGTAGAAATCAATTAAAAGATATTGAGCATTTTATTGTTGAAAATAATATCGCAAATAGCAGTTATGGATATTATGTTGGTGGTATGAAGCAGACTGACCTCGCTATATCTTCCGAAAAACAAATAATTCTCGCTACATACCAGTTAGCATCTGAAGGGTTTAATGTTCCTTCATTAAATACAATAATATTCGCCAGTCCTATTTCGGATATTCAACAATCAATTGGTCGCATTCTTAGAGAAATACCTGAAAAGCGTAAATATACCCCATTATGCATTGATATATTAGATGATTTTTCAATATTCAAAAGAAAAGGAGCATCTAGATTAAAATTTTATAATAGTAATAAATACAATGTATCATTTTACGTTGATAATGAAAAAATAGAATGCACTGAAAGTTTTGCGACTGATGATTTCAATGATAATGATGAAGGAACAAATAATAAAAAGAAAGCAATGTTTATTGAAGATGATTAATATTATATTATAATATTACAATAATATAGTAAAAGAATAAATATTTATTATGAAATATGAAGGATATTATCTAGCATTTTTTGTTTTTATTGGATTAATAGTTGTAATATTTTATTATAATATGCAAAAACAACAAGAATTAAATATCAATAAGATAAGTAATGTAAATAATGTAAATAATAAATCAACATTAAATCCAAATAATATTAATATAAACAATGACCATAATAAGATATATAATGAATTAGAAAAATATAAAAAAGAAAATAATTATACTTACAATATAGATAATGTTGATTTTCATAAAGATAATATTAATAATGACGAGAGTAAATTAGGAAATCCAAATCGTTGCATATTTGAACCTGAATTAGAAGAAATATATAATACTAATTTAAAAGGTACTCATAACAACAATAATAATGAAATATTTGATTATAGTATTAAACCAAACAAGACAGATTTACCAATTGCAAATCCTCCTATGCAATTATTAAAAACAGATGCACCACTGCGATTATCAGAGAGACATCTTCTATAAATATAAAAAATATATACATATATATACATAAAACATTATACATATTACCTAATTTATATCACCCTAAGCTAAGGTGATGCGGTATTTTAGGAGTTCGCCTTTATGCAGATTTGTTATTATGATTAGTAATTATTTCGTTTTCAACGACACGACTAATACCATAGTATTTTTCAAATGAGTTGAAGAATTCGATAAAATTATTTATTTCTTTTTCAGAATTAATATTATACTCGAATTTAAATGGGTCAATATTATAATAACAATTATAATTTCTTTTATTATTAACATATAAATTTTTCCAAACAATATCGCAACTAATGCACCAGTTTCTAACATTTTTAGCATTAGGTTCATCATCTTCGCTATCAGTATCATATGTTGATATTAACTGACTAGATTCTATTCCATATTTATCATAATAAATGATATTACTATTACGTGCTAACATTACAGATAAATCATAATATTTTTTAAGTCTTTCGTTCTTTGCCATATCATCAAATGACATAGTGATATCTGAAATATATTTAAATTTGTTACGTTTTGTTGATGTATCTAACAACTCAATATATATTTGGGTTTTATTCTTTGTAATAAATAATAAATAGAATGGTTCTCTATTATGATGAAAATGATATGCAGAGAACTCCAAATTGTCTGAAGTAATCTTAATAAAATCATCATTTGTATCAGAAATAGATAGATTACTAATATCATTCGCGCAATTTACTTCCATTTTGTAATTTACGACTTCTGTAATAACTTTGCTGTTATTTAAGAGTGGTAAATGTAAAACTTTGTTGCTTTTCGAATGTATTTATCACTTGTCAAGGTCAAATCAATCGTATTATCTCTTTCCAGAGAAATGCGCAAACACTTATATATTGCGCCTAATAATATTTAGAATTAGTATTAATCAATTTTTTAATTTTAAATAATTTTTTAGAACATATTTATTACAGTAAACATATAAAATGAATTGTAATTTATTCATATACTTTCCATATACCTTATAAAGCATTAACAAGGGTTCTATAAACAGTCGCTTTTTCTTCAAAGTTTTCCTCTTCAATAGCATACTTATTATTGTAATTAGTGAAAAATTCTTTTATTTTTGCATCAGTTGAAACCTTCATATTTTTTAATTTTTTAAGGTTAATCGCTTGATAACAATTTCCTTTCTTTGCTTCTTGTTTGTGAGTTAATACATTTTCTATAATATAGATAGTATCTATATATATATCATAGTCTTTTTCATATTTTTTGGGGACATAATCAGGATTTTTGCTTCCATAATAATTAGGGTCAATATTAGGTTTCCCAATAGCAGTAAGAGATAATTCATAATAAATCTTCAACTGCTTATGTTTCATAAGTTCTTCAAAGGAAAGAATAACAAATAACGATACAGTATTTGAAACTTCAATATATACTTTATTGTCAAACTTTATGAATATCAAGTTCTTAAAATTAGTAACACGACCATTCTTAAAATCTTTGGACATAATAGTGAAAGCAGAAAGTTCCATCTTTATTTTATGTTTATAGTTAATGTGTTATTCTTGTTAGAATATAACTTTGTTAGTTATATATGATTGTATGTTAATCAATTTTTTATAATAAAATAGGACATATTGAATTGAGATATATTATGCTTCTAATATCTTTGTGTTTATTTCAAAAATTTTTATAATCTTCTATTTTATCAATAATCTCTAAATAATAATTTTTATTTATCTTTTTCTATTTGATGTAAATACGAACATTTAAGAAACTAACTATAATTTGACGGAATTATTGCTGTTTGTAGTTTTTGTAAATAACCCCATCTTTTATATCTTTATGGTCGTTCATAATTAAAAACTTTTTTCTAAATATAAAATGTACTTATTTACAATAATAATATAAAAAAAATGATTAAGCGCACTATATAATTTATCAAAGCATATACTGAACTTTCCGAGACCACTTTTGCATACCAAAGATGACTTCAAACAAGTATCGTGAGTGTATCAATTATATTCCGAATATGGAATTCTCCGCATTCCTTTCTCTTACTACAAATAACCTTGGAAACAATATTGTATATCACAAATATTTTCTTTTCATTAAATTCGAAATCAAATATAAGAAATACCTCTATATTGATGTTAAAAATATTGGTTGTATTGTGATGCCTTTTGAAGAATTGATGAAAAACAAGCTCTTAAAGATGTACTATGAACTTTCTCTACTACTTGTAAAAGATAAACACAGATTTGTTGAAAGACTTTGTGATTATGGGCGTTTGTGGGATGATGAAATCACGAATCTATACAAGGGGGGGCGGAATTGTTTTATAGATTGCGCATATATCTTAAATAATGTTGTCAAAACAGACAAACAGTATTGCTATTATGAGATGAATCCATATGATTTGACAGAACCTTATTCTTTATGGATAGACGAAACTACAGGTGAACGTAAGTTTTTCCATACAGCGTCAGAGATTGAATTATTTAACTTTAATTTCAAGTATCGTGTTGGATGTGATTTAATCCATTTTGAAAGATGCATTAAATATACTAACATTATTGTCAGCTATTTCATCGCAATTATGGAAAAAGAACTTGATGAATTATCAGCTATTGAAGATGACAAGATAAATATTATAAAACTTATTGCGTTTAATGATAAGAAGGATATGAATAGCGATATATTTCATGCCATTTATAGCAATCTAATTTGTTCGAATGAAGCAAAAAGATTTGCCCCATATTTAGCAAATTTAGAGAATAACAAGGAGGCAACAATTGCCCTTATCGCATCTTCTTAGAATATGCTTAAAGTTCATCTTGATTTACATATTATATAATAATGTCATATCTGATTGTATCTGATTGTATATTATTTTTTATGTTTATAATTACAGAAAAATAAAAATTTATAAATTACATCGTATTAAATCCCCTCTTTATTCTAACATCTTGATGTTCTTTTCTAACTTACTCTTACAGTCTTCAATTGTATCAATAATTTTTGAATCTCGCTTACTCGCACTATCAATATAACTGTGGAGTTTCTTTAACATATCCTCGTTCAAACCTTTTTTTTCAATCAAGGTAGTAAGATTGGTAACATCATCTTTATTTTCAAAGAATACCTTGCGTACATCCCTTTCTATTATCTGTATGTAGTAATCCGCAATTAAATTGTCATATTCTGTTTCCTTACGGTTTAAGTAGTAATCAAATGCTAATTGAAGATATATACAGTAAGTATTACTAAATGCACCTCCCCAAAATATATCAGTTTTCCTCGCCTTATTCTTTTTGTGAAAGTCATCTAAAACTTCTTGTGAAGAATATTCCATATTTTCCAAATCATAAGGATTAATCTTATAATAATAAGAATTATCATTATCCACCACATTATGTGTGTGTTCTAAACTCTTCGTTCTATCTTTATAAGGTGCATCTATATAGGCACTATCAAACCCCCAGAACCTATCCTCTCTGTATATATAAGGTTCAACATTTGTATATTTAGTCTTTTGAAATACTATGTTCTTATTCTTTGAGAACATAAGTGATAGGTCATAATAATGTTTCAAATATTCGTTTTTTTGAAGTTCTTCGAATGAAATCACAACTTCCCCAACCATAAAAGCATCAACATATACCTTATTGCCGTATTTAATAAAAAGATGATAATCTGACATATATCCTCCTAATTGGCCTCCGTGACTTTGTAATTCCCATTTAATTACAACTCCTGTGAACTCCACATTTGTAAAGGTATGATAAGCGATTTCGTTGTTATCTGTTGTGGTATTACTATTCATGTTTATTATGTAAGATTTGTGTTTTATATTTATATCATTTTACAAGGTTCATTTTTATGCTTCTAATATCTGAGCTTTCAGTTCTAACAAAGACTAAAATTGGCATTTTAAATGTCTAAAGGTGTATAATAAATTATTACAAATTTAGGCAAAAATATTAAAAAATATAATAATATACAAAATATTCAATCAAATATCTTAAGATGGGTAGGATGCAACTTTAACATATTAAGTATTTTGTGTATTTTTTTCTCCCTTTTTCACTAATAAGATTATTATATAATATGTGGAATATATCAGCATTCATTCCTTTTTTATTATAAAGTTCTAGAAGATTAAAGAAATTTTTATCATCTTCTTGACTTGCTGATATTTTTTCTAATTCTTTATCTATCAAATTAATATTATATTCTAGCAGTAGATTTGTATAATGTTCTATCAAATCTTTAAAAATTATTCCTTGTTCATATCCATATATATTATATAAGTCTTTATAAAATTTTGTAATATTTTTGACTTTAGAGATACACATATTTCTCAAATTATTAGGGTTTATATTATAGTAGTGGTAATATTTACCTTTTTCAACTCTTTTTTTTGTTGTTAGATCTTTTAAGAAATATGCGCTGTCTATAAACCAATTTCTTTCTTCATTATATATTTGCTTGTTATACTGGGGTTTATAACGGTCATCTTTACTTATTTTCTCTATTATTTTATGTTTATTATCTATAAGCATAACAGATATATCGTAATACATCTTCAAATACCTATGTTTCAGAAGTTCTTTAAATGGTATAATGATACTTCCAACGCCATTAATTTCAATGTATATCAAGTCGCTATATTTGATAAATAAGAAATATTTGAGATATATATAATCATCATTATTAGAATTATAAATTGCATCAAAAACGCCTGAAAACTCCATATCTTTGATGTAATGATAGATATATTGTAGCATTTTTGTATAAGTTTATTGATTACAACAACTGAAAGATTTCTTTGCTAATGCGCAATTTATATTTCGAGTTTCCTTTGAAGGTTTGCAATATTAAAAAATTTATAACTTTTTATAATTAATTATAAAACGATAATCAATTTTTTAATATTATTTAAATTTTAAACAAATTTTATTTAGAAATTATTTGGAATGCAATATGTTTCTTTTTAGAAGGAGATAATAATCTATTGTTTAATAAGTCAACTAAATACTGAGAATATCTTTTATTTCCATCTTTACTGATTAATTTATTATAAATAATAATAAATATATCACTATTCATACCTTCTTTATCAAAAAATGTAAGTAATTTAATGATATTTATTTTATCATCTTGAATTGTACAAATATCATCAAGTTCTTTTTCTATTAAACCATAGTTATAATCAATCGCAAGAACTGTATAATTTATTATTTTTGTTTGAAAGTAATATATTTGTTCATATCCTAAGAATGTAAAATTAAATTTATCAATAAGTGATTTGGAAGAAATTTGCATATTCATTAAATCATAAGGATTTATATTATAGTGACAGCAATAATGTTTCCATTCAATATTTTTAATCCTTGTTGAAAAATCTTCAACAAAATATGCACTATCTATAAACCATTCTCTTTTTTCTGTATATATATAATCATAATAATGTCTTCTATTATCTAATCTTAATATTATCATATTTTTATTTTCAATAAGCATTAGAGATATTTCATAATACATCTTCAATAGTTTATTCTTTAGAAAGTCTTCAAATGGCATAATTACGCAACCAACACCTTTAATATCTATATATATCTTGTCTTGAAACTTAATAAATAAGAAGTATTTAAGGAATATAATTTCACCATGTGTAATGTCAAACAATCCCGAAAATTCCATATTATTAAAATAATGGTATTGTATATCTGTTGACATTATAATCTGCAAAGATAACTAATAATATATATTAAATATTGTTTAATCACTTTTTACTAATGAACATCTATAATATTTTATGATACTTTCAGAAAAAATGATGTATGTAATTTTTATTACAATACAAAATGGAAAAAGAAAAACAAGATAAACCCAAAATACAAAATAAACATAATAATCGCATTGTTTGCTTTCTATGCGGTCGCGAAGGGCATTATGGGTCACCTACATCATGTTATGCTTCAAAACATGTTAGGAAAAACTATTTTAATTAGAAATATAAAAAATATATAATATACATAACAAATATTATATAGAAAGATATAAAGGGTTTTTGGTTTAATAACCATCATTTTCGTCGTAATCATCATCGGTATTGTATCCAATATATATGGTGCGAATTAATTTATTACCCATATATATAGAACTGTTATATCCGTATTTAGAGTTGTAAACACGGTCATCTTCTTCATCGTCAGAGTTATAATACTCGAAACCATCAATTTCAAAATCAGGGTCCATCATCCATCTAGGAGACATCTTATTCTTTGCAGAACTTTAATTAAAAGAAAGATAGAAAATTAGTCATTTTTTATCTTAATAAAATAATTTTAGAGCAAATTTATTCATATAATTTTAAATTTTTATTGAGAATTATTAGATAATAAAAAGAAGATATTATTAGATTGGATTCCTATTGATAAAATAGATTTGATTATGTTATCTCTCAATTATAATGCTATAGATTTGTTAATAGATGAACCTATACCTAATATAATTTAACAACTATCCATTTTACGCTTTTATTATCTGCGCGATGCTTTCTAACCGATTGCTATTTCCTAATTCACTTATAATATTATTGTACTTTTTGTTTTCATCAGCATTTGCAAGATGATTATAGATAATCATTAGTATATCGCCATTCATCCCCTCTTTGTCATTAAGCGTCGCGAGATTAATGATATTCTTCTTACTCTCAAATATTATCGATAGTTCGTCCAACTCCTTCTCCATCAAACTTACATAATAGTCAAATACAAAGTTGTAGTAATGAATACTCTTTCTATTAAATGTCCTGCTTCTAACCTCATATCTTTTCATATAAAGATTTTTAAAGATAAACAAATCTTTCTGCGAAGCATATTTCATATTTTCCAAATTATAAGGATTAATCTTGAAATAACAATTAAATTCATTATCAACAACCTTCTTTGTTTTGAAATCATATTGTCCATTTATATATTCATATATTCCATCTATATATGATGTATTACAAGACCACAACCTCTTTTCTTCATATATATATGCGTCGTGATAACTGCTATCAAATTCAAGATCTTCCATAACAAAATTCTTGTCATTCGTAAGCATAAGCGACAAGTCATAGTAATGTTTCCAATACTTGTTTTTTTGAAGTTCGGCAAATGAAATAACAATATCACCAACGCATTTAACATCCATATATACCTTGTCGCCGTATCGGATAAAGAGATGATAATCGTACATATTACTAACAAATTCTGTTGCAACACCAGGTTGTTCTCCAAAAGTCCTATTATAAGCATATACTTTGTACTTATCAAGAACACCAGAAAACTCTACATTTGAGAAAGTATGATAGGTGTATAAATCGTTGCCTCTTTTAGTGCTTTTCATCTTGTCGTTCTTCTCAACTTTTTTAGATACAGGTTTGGTAACAGACTTGACAATAATAGGGTAATACATAGGCATGAACATTATTGATTTTGGAAGGAAACTTTTTGGTTGATTGGTTTTGTTATTTTACAAATGTTTTTATCTTTGTTAAAGATTAAATAGATATTAATCATTTTTTTATTATAAATATAAAAACATAACATATATATGGGATAGCTAAACTATCTATTACAAGAATCCATTCTATAAAATTTCATCAAATTTATTTTGAATTAAGTCTGTTTGATGTTCAAACGCAAGGTTGTAATAAATATTCCACATATCCTCTGATTCATACTTTGTCTTATAAACTTCTCTAAAGTTATGTAAGTCTTCTTGAGAAGTATATTCCATATTAACCAAATCGTAAGGATTAATCCTGTAATAGCAATTATCATTATAACTGATTACCATTAAAGTATTGTTGTGAATATCATTTTCAATCAAAGCAGTATTTGTAGACCAAAATCTCACTTCATCATACAGCTGATATTCGTTATATTCGCTGCTATATATAATGTCTTGAACAACCATATTCTTATCATTTGTCAGAAGAAGTGAAAGCTCATAATAATACTTCAAATTTCTATCCTGCTGTAGTTCCGCAAATGAAATAACAACCTCACCAACATCCTTAACTTCTATATAGACCTTATCTCCATATCTAATAAATAAGTGATACATATACTGATATGTAAAATCATTATAAACAATCCTAACAAAAGCGGCTGAGAACTCGGCATTTGACAAGGTGTGATAAGCAAACAGCAAGTTTGCTTCAATAGTACTGTTCATCGTATATAAAGTTGACAAGAATTAAACATTAATCATTTTTTCAAATATAAAAAAACAAATATATACATATATATACAATACATATATATATACAATACATATATTATGCTTACGCTGTCAATATCAGGGCATCGCTATCTTCATTAGTTGTAATATACTCGTATTTATCACCGATACTAACAATATTATATATTTTTGTTAAAATATCGTCGTTCATACAATATTTAGCATTAAGAGTTGTGAGATTGAGGATATGTTTTTTATTCTCATTCATTACATACTCCATAGCGATGTTTTTATAAATCACCGACCTACTTAAAAATAACTTTACTCTTTCAAGACCATTTATATAGCCATGTTCGAAGCTTTCCAGTTCTCGCTCGGTTGAGTATTTCATGCTCTCCAAGTCGAATGGGTTTATTTTGTAATAACAGACATTACCGCTTGGGATTATCTTAATGTTATTTAAGTCACTTTGGTCTATATAGGCAGTATCCAAAGACCACATCCTATCTCCTGTATATACTCTACCTGCTGTATATCCATATATCTGGTCATAGTCCTTGTTGAACTCTTCATTTTTTATCAGTCTATTCTTGTCATTTGAGAGAAGAAGCGACAAGTCATAGTAGTATTTCAAATACTTGTTTTTTTGTAGTTCCGCAAACGAAATCACAATTTCACCGGCATTTCTAACTTCTATATAGACCTTGTCTCCGCTACGGAGAAATAGGTGATAATCACCACGACACGATATATAGTTAGGCGCATTATGATATGGTTGCATTTCACATATTCTCTGACAAAATACGCCTGTGCATTCTACATTTACGATTGTATAGTTAGTGCATGAAGTATTGCTCATTATGGTAATCTTATCAGTCGTTTTGCAACTTTTACTGTTTGTTTCTTTTGATTTTTCTGTGAAGGAGTAACAAATCTGTAATATCTGCTTTATTAATTTGCAAAAGAAATGTTAATCAATTTTCTTTATTATAAAAATAAATTAGAACAGATTTATCTTATTAAAAAATAAAAAATATATAACACATATATATAATATATAACACAAAATCATATTTTTTTGTTTATTTGTTATGATTCTAATAATAGCATATCGCTATCTTCTTTACTTTTAATATACTCGTATTTACCTCCTATATTAATATTATTATAGATTAATGTTAAAATATCATCATTAAAGCAATATTTACCATTAAATGTTGTTAGATTGAGGATATGCTTTTTATTCTCATTTAAAACATATTCCATTGCGATATTATTATAAATAACCGACCTATTTATAAAATTTCCCAATCTTACATCACTACGACATATATATATTTTTCTAAAGAGTTCTAATCCTTGCCGTGAACTGTATTCCATTTTATCCAGGTCAAATGGATTGACTTTATAATAACCTACATTTCCGCTAGGAATTATCTTGTAGTTTTTATTATTATTGGTTTTGTCAATATCTAAATCAATATAGGAGGTTTCTAATGACCATTTCCTATCTCCTGTATATTCATAAATCTCGTCATATGCTTTGTTAAATGCATCATTCTTTATAACTTTATGCTTATCTTTTGCAAGGAGAAGCGACAATTCATAGTAATACTTCCAATATTTATTCTGCTGTAGTTCAGCAAATGAAATTACAATCTCGCCAACCCTTTTAACTTCCATATAAACCTTATCTCCGCTACGGATAAAGAGGTGATAGTCGCCTACTATACCATTGCGATATACTTTAGAATTAGGTACATTATAACGATATGAATAAGCTACATATTTTTCCTGACAAAACACACCAGTACATTCTGCATTCGCGATTGTATGGTAAGTCTCATTCATTGTTAGTAATTTGTTGTTGTTCGCTGTCGTAGTCGTTCGCTGTCGCTTCGCTTTGTCGGTTGTGGAGATATATTCAATTTAACTTCGTTGCAAATCGATATATCTCTACTTATCTATTTTAACAGAAATAATCAATTTTCTAATAATAAAAGAAAAATTATAACATATTTATGTCGGATGATATATTATGTTGCTAATATTTGAGTATTTATTTCTAATTTGTTTTCACTGTCTATTAATTTATTAATAATTCCCTTATATCTAAGATTCCCTTCAGAACTGACAAGATATTTATATATTGTTGTTAGTACATCGCTATTCATTCCATCTTTATCACTCAACACCATAAGATTAATAAGATTCTTTTTATCTTGAAAGATTTCTGATAGTTCTTCTATCTCTTTTTCCATAATTTTTATGTTATAATCAATTGCAACGTTATTATAATAATTATACATTTTATTAAATACATTATTTACAATTTCAGGAACATTAAACATATAATTATTATTAAATGTATTCAATACTTCTTGCGAACTGTATTCCATATTCACCAAGTCATAAGGATTAATCTTATAATAACATTTATTACTGAAATTCTTAATCATAACTGACCCTTTTGTATTCATTATGTTATTCATAAAAAAACTTGTCTCTGGATATGCTGTATTAAATGACCATAATCTTGTTTTACCATACTGTCCATGCGTATGATGTTCAGTATCATCTTTGTTGTATTCAATAACAATATTTTTATCCTTATCATTTGTAAGTAAAAGGGATAGGTCATAATAATGTTTTAAATATTGGTTTTTTTGAAGTTCTGCAAATGAAATAACAATTTCACCAACCCACATAACATCTACATAAACCTTGTCTCCATATTTAATATAAAAGTGATAATTGCAAATACATCCATATGGGTTATCACTTGGTTTCTCACTTGGAGCATGAACCATAAGATCATAAACTCCTGTAAATTCTGCGTTTTTTATAGTATGAACTGCATATTTTTCATATTTGTCGATAATTGCGTTCATTTGTATACTATAATATCATATTGTTTTATATATTATCTTAATATATCATTTTAATATTATAATAAAAAAATTAATATAAAAAATTATACTTCCAATATTCTGATATTGCTTTCTAAGTTTCTATAATTTCATGCATAGTGTCAAAAGATTAATGACATTCTTTTTATATTTTTAAATATTTATTATTAACTTTATGATATACTTTCTAACAGATTGCGCGTTACTAATTCAGTCATAAGATATTCATATTTTTTAATTCCATCTGCGCTGAGCAGATTATTATAGATAATCATTAATAAATCATTATTCATATCTGCCTTATTATAAAGAGTAGCAAGATTCGCAATATTCTTCTTATCTTCTAAATCTTCAAAGAATGCTGTAAGTTCTGCAATTTCTTCTTTCATTTCTTCTTCCATTATCTTTGATTGGTATTCAATCGCGAGGTTATTGTAAGTAGTACACAATGTTTCAAATGTGTTGTTTTGAAACTCTTCATTTGACATATAAATAATACGGAAAATATCTAAATCTTCGGGTGATGTATAATCCATTTTCTCCAAATCAAATGGGTTGATTTTGTAATAGCAGTTATTATCTCTAATATCTAGATATTTAGTATTTGTTTCTAAATTGTTAATTATAACTGGTGAATAAGTTGACCATACTCTCTTTTCTTCATACAAAATATAATCAATATAATCACTATCATATCGGAGGTCCTTTGCAATTTCGTGTGGGTCACAAGACAACATAAGTGACAAGTTATAATAATAACTCCAATATTTATTTTTTTGAAGTTCTGTAAATGAAATCACAATCTCGCCAACGCCTTTAACTTCCATATAGATTTTGTCTCCATAACGGATAAAGATGTGATAGTTGTTATTTGGGTAATCACTGCTACAGTCAATAACACCAGTAAATTCTGCATTTGCAACAGTGTGAAAATCATGCTTCATACTTGAAACAATTGTGCTGTTCATCTTTGATAGATAACGTAAACTTATTTGTGTTCGCTTTGAAAACGCTTTGCGTTCAATCGGATATATATACTGGATTTATCTGCTGTTTGAGCGACAAAACGGTATATCTCTAGTTATATCTCTAGTTATAAATTTTAAACTTTGTAATCAAATTTTTAATTAAAAAAATAAAATTAGAACATATTTATTTAGTATAATTCAAAAAATACAAAATTACTATAAAAAAGTACAACAGATAAAAGTGTGACTACAGAGAGTTCTGCAAATGTTTAAATACAACCAAGTTCGAATTAGTTGGATAGGGTTATCATCAAATCCTGCTATATTTGTTCTTAAATAACTTATTATGATGATTGGTTTTCCTTTTTTCTATTCTAAATATAGATTGTATTGTATAGTTAAATATGTTAAAGATATTGAAGACTGTATTATCAAAAAATAATAAACCAATAATGACAAAAGGGAAGCATGATAATTATTTAACTTTAAATATAACAGAACAGTACGAAATATTAGATGGATTGTCTACAGAAAATAAGAAACGTATAGGCAAATGGTTAGATACCGTTGAAGTTAAAGAAAATGTTGATGGAGAACCATATATTGAAAGCCCTTTTTGGGGCTATATACATTTATATAGAGATATATCATATGCTGTTTTATATAAATGGTGCGCTATTAATTTTGAAAGAATAAGATTAGCAAAATTACCAATGCCCTTAGATATGATTATTTATTATGCTAATAAATGGAAAAAAAATGCAAAAATAAATCCATATACAAATAAAGAGATATCTATTTCTTTTGATCCTAATGGAGAATATGTAAGTGTATATAAACAAATTATGGAAGGATTGATTGACAATATTTTGAATACTAAAACAACAAAAGTATTATCTGTAGAAGAATGTTACAAACTAAAAGATAGTTTACCAATTGATCATACCTGTGTGTTTCCAGATAAAACCTATAGTTTATACCAAATATATTATGACTATCTTTTTATAGTCTATTTTATTAAGTCAAAAACAATTAAGTATGACCCTGTATTTAAAAACGAACTGAATATATATTTAGATCTCGCCGTTTATAATACTTCACAATTTGAATATAATGAGAGAGATAAATATAATGACTTTAATTATACAAATGAGTATCTTTATGTATTTAAGTTCTACAAAAATTATTTATTAAATATGGGTGATAGTGAACTTTCTATACACAATCTGATTATGAAAATATGTATTGACATAGATAATATATTGGGATATATGCGAGAATCACAAGAATCAAAAATAACAAGTGATGTTATTGACAAAGTTAAATTTAATATGAATGTATTGAAATATTGTAAAGAAATATTTAAAAAGGTTCCATTTTATTACTTTCATGAGTATATTGAAAATCCTGAGAATAAGAATGATATAGTTTTACTAAAAGAATATTTACTACACGTATTGACAACGCATGAAAAAAGCATTCCAGTAAGATACAAGGATATTTCTAATTCAATAATGAATTATATGACAGACGAAGATTATATAGATGATGAATCACCCGCAAGTAATATTTTTGAAACTTTGTTATCAATATACAATACCATTTTAAAATTATATATGGATAATAAAAAAAACACAATCTACAAACCTATCAAAGACCCCTATAATATAAATAAAGGTATTGAACCACAGATACCTGTAAAACAACAACTTCCAAGAGATTTGCAAATGTATAAAATACGTTTAAATAATTTAAAGAATGCTGCTAAATCAAACTCATCAAACAATAGAAAACTAAAAGAGTTTGAAGAAGCAAACTCATCAAACAAAAAGAAATTAATAGAATTTGAAGAAAATATGAAAGAACAAGATGATAAAAAAATGAAAAAATATGTATTTAAAAAAGATGTATATGACCGCATATATGAAGGTAAATATTCTCCTAAAAAACGCATGGAATTATTGTCTCTAAATGCTTACAAGATGCTTAAAAAAGATGATACATTATTACAAGTATCAAATAGAAAAGCAAAAAGTTACGGAAGCATAGGTAAAATACATCATAGTGAATATTCTGGTAATTCGAAAGCATTTACTACAATTAGCGATAAGAAAAATAATAAACGTGGTAATAATGGTAATAACAGTAATGGTAGCAGTTATAAAGAAGTTGAAGGTTATTATAAAAATGACATAGACCCTTATACACAAGAGGAGTTTAGCGATATGACTCCTAAAAAACGGAAATACGCTTCAGACATTATTTATAAAAAAGGTACACAAGAATATCATTACCGCTTTGATACTATTAGTATATATAATTATATATTAAAATGTATAGACTTTTGTGAAAAACCTATTAACTTTTTTAATAGGGTTGAATTAACAGACGATAATTTAGATGAAATATTTAAAAAGATTAAACATTTTACAAAAAAACCAACATATAATTCATTTTCTGATATTAGACCATTATTAGTAGATTGTAGTAAATATTATAATAATTATCTTGAGTTTGAATGGGAGGAAGATGTTAAAGAAGGGCAAGAACAAAAAGGAATTATAGGAAGTATAAATATATATATAGCTATTAATTTAGGAGATATAAAGTTCAAAATAATTGAAAAAGATGTTTTAAAGTTGCCTATTATAATTAATTCTAATAAATTAGATAAACTTTCATACGAAATATTACAATTATTACAAGATAAATTATCAGAAGATGTGTTTATTAGTAGAAGATTTTTTCCATACCGAAAAAATAAACCAATATTAAACCTGCCAAAGTTTTCATTCGGATTGAACGACAATGCCGATAAAACATTAGAAAGGTTAAAAAAATATAATCAAAAAATAGAACAAATGTAAAGCGATAACTCATATATTAAATCTATAATTATACAAATAGTAGTTATTAACTTGATACTGATGCAATCATAGTAGTATTTGCGGGTGATATAGGTGATGTATCTGGTTGCACATTATTATCTGTAGGATAATATACCATGCATGAATTCTTCTCATCGCAATAAATGATTGAAGCACCAAAATAGATATACTTACCTTTGACAGGTGCAGTTGCTGTAGTAGCTTGTGTTTCATACAACTTCATAATAGTCTGGAACATATTTATATTTCTTAGTTATATAATAAACGTATTTTATTTTTATATATGTTTTTATTGAGGAATAAATATTGCTATATTTATTGTATTTTTGGATGGCGAATCATTTAATAAAGGTCCATCTACAACACATACAGCGCAAATAAGTTATAAATTATTTATATACACATGATGCTTATTTAGGAATGAATATACCAGGGTTTCCTGATATTTTTTGCCAGTTTATTCGCTTATGTATACTTAAATTATGCACAATATTCGGATTTAAACTAAGTTGATATTTAACTCTTTTTTCTAATAATTGTATTGCATTCGGATTACTTGATAGCAATAACCAATCTATTTTTTCATAATTTTCTTCTAAATTTAATAATTCAATTGCTCCAGGATCACTATTACTACATAATGCTGACCAATTTATTTTGTAAGGTAATCTATCATAATCATCTTTTGATAAATTTTTTTCAATATTCATTCTTTCTCTTATTAAGTCAATCGCATTAGGATTTTTACATAAATAACTCCAATTTAATTTGTCAACTGGTATCCCATCTTTTAATTTATTTATAGATATACTTATAAATTTTTTAACAATTTTATCATGTAATTCTTCTGGTAAATCAGTTATTCCTATTTTTGCATTATCCTTTTTAGGTAAATTACTTGATAATATCCTTCCTATTATTCTACTCTTTGCATATTTATATTTCGTATAAGCTGAAAATATTGCAGTGTTTGCTGATAAAGCATTCCAATCAATTTTATCTAAACCTATTCCTACTTTTATTTTCTCTATAATTAAATCAACCGCATGAGGATTAGCAGATAATTTTCGCCAATTTACTTTATCTAGTAAATTATCATATTCTTTAAGAGATAACTTGTTTTCTTCTTTTATTTTTTTCTTTAGTAATGGAATCGCCTTTGGATTTGTATTTCCTGATAATCCATCCCAATCTATATAATCTGGATTTTCTTTTAGAAATTTTATAGCATTATTACCTGGGTTACATGAAAATTCAGACCATTTTACAAAATCAATATTTTTATCTGATAATAAAAATTTAATAGCATCTGGGTTTGGATTACTTGATAAACCAATCCAATATATTCTATCATAATTTTCTTTTAATATTTTAGTTGCATAAGGATTTTTAGATAATACTTTCCAATTTATTTTTCTATCTTCTGGATTTTCTTTTATGTATTCTTCTAATAATTTAATCGCCATTGGATTTGTATTACTTGATAAATAATGATAAAATATGTGTTTTTTATTCTCTGGTAAACTTAAAAATTCTACAGCGTTTGGATTTTCAGATAAAACATGCCAGCTTATTAATCTTCTATTCTCAGGTAAACTTAAAAAATCAATTGCATTTAAATTTGCTGATACAAAATCTGGACTTAATTTGTTAGGTGGCATCCATTTTGCTAATTTATTCTCCAGTAATGCTTCGTAATTATTTTTAATTATGTTTACTATATCTTGTGGTATATCTAAAAATGTAATTGCTTTTGCACTCATACCACTAAGTAATTCTGGAGATAATTCATTTATTGGAGATAATTTAGCAATCTCCTTCTCTTTATTTGTACGCAGTTTTGAATCTATATAATTTGAAAAAGTATTAATATCTTTACAATATTCTGTTAATTTACTTTCTTTAATTTTTAAAAAAGACGCCATCTTTTTTTTGATTTCATCGTTTTTACAAATTAGATCATAATTTTTTATAGAAAGCATAGCCAATGGATTTTCAGTAAAGGTAGTTTTTGAATTAACCTCTTGTGCACTAGATTTATTAATTTTTTGTGGTGATATCATCTTAAATACATAGTTAGTTTTGTCTCGCTTTGACATTTTTATTATATCTAATATATATAAATAAATAATTTAAATTATATTGATTAATAGTATAAATAATTAATTTTAATTAGTATATTAATGCCTTCTGCATTTGAAAAAAATTACTTATATGAGTTACCAGAAGAAATTCAGACTCTTATATATAAGAAGGCATTTAAATATACACTAAATAGCATAAATGATATGAGAGAGTCTCTAGATAATTATGACAAATTAATAGAATATATTAAGAATAACAAATATAATGCTTATAAAACTCGCGCTATATGGAGTATTATACTCTGCTATAAAAAAGATATAGGAGACCCTTATTATAAATATTTTATATATTATTCTGATAAAGATATTGATTTATTACGACTTAATAAGCAGATGATTACTAAATATAATAATGCATACTCTTCTATAAAATACTTAGAGTTTACTATATATCCTATTCAATCTAGACTGCCAACAGATAATTATATAAATGCAAAAAAAATATTAGAGGAATATACTGATATTTTTCTAAGTAATTATGCAGATAAATATCCAAATATTAAAGGAATCGAATTATGTAATGACAAGATACGAATAGAATATAAAGATGAATATATATTTAAATGTTCTATTGATATTTATAATAATATATTAGAAACATATAATTTCCTAGTATGTATATTCAATTTACTAAATATGTATAATAATTTATATCCAGTATATAACTTAGATTATATGAATGATATTGATGACTTACGCGAATGGTTTGAGAATTATTCATTCTTCTGCGGATATTCAATCAATGATGCTGGTGATGTAATTATCCCACGTTTTTACTCTGCAATATATGTGTAAAACGTTTGTGCGTCTATATTTATTCAAGAGTAAATATAGAAGGGTTTGCAGATAAATGTGGCCACCATATATTTGCTTGATTATTTTGTAATAATTCAAGTGCTTTTGGATTTGTATTTGCTGATAACATTCCCCAACTTATTTTATCTGGATTATCTTTTAATAATTGAATAGCTTCATCAGATGAATTAGATGATAATCTGCCCCAATCTATCTTATTAAAATTTGCTTTTAATATTTCTATCGCTTCGGGTAATGAATTTTCTGATAAATATGTCCAATCATTTAATTTTTCTGGTTCTATTTCTAATAATTTTTTTAATAATTTAAGAGCTTTCGGATTTTTATTAAAAGATAACATTGCAAAATCAATATCATCTGGATTTTCTTTTAATAATTGTAAGGCTTCATCTGATGAATTAGCAGATAAACCAGAATAATCAATATAATCTGGGTATTTTTTTAATAACTTAATAGCGATTGGGTTAGATGATAATTCTTCCCATTCTATATCGTCAGGTTCTTTTTTTATTTTTTTTTCTAATAATTTAAGCACTTTTGGATTTGAATTATTGCAAATAGTTCCCCAATTAATATCATCTTTATATTCTTCTAATAATTCAATCGCTATTGGATTTTCTGATAAGTAATCCCAATTTATTTTATTCTTTAATTTCTTATATTCTGTTTTTGATAAACTTTTTTCTTCTATTATCTTTTTTTTTATTAATAAAAGTGCTTCTGGATTCCTATTTTTTGATAAATTATTATAATTTATGTATTTAATATTTTTTGGTAAAGTTAATAAGTCAATTGCATTTATATTAGATGATAATTCAGCGCATTTTAAAATTTTGCTTTCTTTTATCCAACTTATTAATTTATATTTAAGTAAAGTTTGGTAACTTCCTGTAATTTCTTTAATTATTTCAACTGGCAAATCTGTTAATAATTTTATTATTGGTAGTGATTTAACAATATTTTTTTCCTTAATTGTACTATATGATAACTCTACATAATTATCTAAAACTTTAACATTTTCGCAAAAAGCAGTTAAACTTTTTATATCAACCTTTAATACATTCGCCATAATTTCTCTATATCTTTCATTTTTACACATTAATTCATTATCATTTATAGAAAGTCTAAGTATAGGATTATCTTCTGTTAATTTTACTTCCCCATTTAGTATTTTTTTTAATTCAATTATAGGTGGTGATTTATATGATTTTCGTTTATTTGATTGTCTTGTCAACAATTTAAATACACTTTCTGCTCTTCTTTGCTTCGCTGTTGATAACATTTTTATTATTTCTAATATACAAAAATAATAAAATTTTGATGATAAATATAATAAGATTTAATACTTACTATTATCGTATCATTCAAGAATAAATATAGAAGGATTTTGAGATAATTCACTCCAGTCTATCTTTTCTTGCCATTTTAACTTCGCATATCTATTTTCAGGTATATTATCCTCATATATTATTCTTTTCTTTAATAACTCAATAGCGTTAGGATTTTTAGATACTAGATTCCAGTTTATTTTATCATTTGTGCTTAAATTATCATATTTATAATCTGAAAATAAATTTTCAACTTTCATTTGTTCTTCTAATAATTTAATCGCCATTGGATTTGTATTACTTGATAACCTCGGCCAATTAATCTTTTTAGGATTTGCTTCTAAAATAGCAAATGCTCTTTGATTCGGATTACCAGACAATATATTCCAATTTATAATATCTGGTTCTGTCTTCATTTTTTCTTCTAATAATTTTATTGCTTCTGTAGATTGATTACCACATAGAAAACACCAATCAATCTTCTCACTATTTGCTTTTAATATTTTAATAGCTTTTGAATTTATTGATAATGCTTGCCAAAATCTATTCCATTCTCTACTATATATTGAATTTGTATTATATACAGTCTTTTTATTAAAAAGATTATCTTCTATTAATTTCATCGCTTCTGGTGTTTCATTTGTTGCTAAATTTTCAAAATTTATATGCTCAGGGTTTACTTTAATTTCTTCTTCTATTAATTTCATCGCTTCTGGATTTGTATTAAAGCATAAATAAGGCCAAACTATTTTATCACGATTTGCTTTTAATAATTTCATCGCTTTTGGATTTTTTGATAATTCTATCCATTTTATTCTTGCATCAGGATTAACCTTTATTTCTTCTTTTAATAATTTTATCGCTATAGAATTTGTATTACTTGACAACCAATAATAATCAATTTCTATATTATTCTCCATTAGAAAATACAGGGCGTTTTTATTTTTAAATAAAAAATTTGAAGTTCGAAGTAAACCTTGCGATGGTATCCCTTCTACTAATTTATATTTTTCTAATTTATATTTTGAGTTATACAAAGATTTTAAACTATTATGAGTAATATGTTCAATAATATGTTCAGGTAAATCAAAAAATTTTAATGTTTCTGCTTTCATACCACTTAGTAATTCCAATTGTAAATCTTTGATAGGTGTTTTTTTTACCTTTGTTCTTTCTTTAATTGTATTTACTGATAAATCTATATATTTATTTTCAACAACCACATTTTCACAAAAAGCAGTTAAACTTTTTATATCAGTTTTCAATACATTCGCCATAATTTCTCTTAATTTTTTGTCATTACACATTAATCCATAATCTTCTATAGAAAGTCTGAGTTTTGCATTATCTGCAATAGGTCCTTTTTTTAGTGCACTATTTAAATCAATTAAAGAAGGAGATCTTTTCTTATTTGTAATTATATTAAATGATAAATCCGCTTTATTATTTATAGTTAAATTTTTTTTACTTTCTAAACGTTGTAAAATACTTTGCATTTCTATTTATAGAATAATATTATAATGACACAATATAACTCTATATTACATCTTCTATAAACTTTAAAAAATGATAACTATTAAAAATAATTCTTTTTAAATATAATGCATCCATTTAAAAAGAATTATTTATATGAATTACCTGATGATATACAGACAATCATATATAAAAAAGTTTATCAATCTTCGCTTAAAAATATAAATGATAAAAGGGAATCGATGGATAATTTTAACAGATTAATAGAATATATTAATGGTAAAAATAACATTAATAATAATCATGCTACATGGAGCATTCTATTGTGTAATAGAAGAGATATTGGTGACCCATATTACAAATATTTTGCATATTATGCTGATTATAAGACAGATTTCTTACAACTTAATAAAACAAAAATGATAAAATATAATAGCGCATATTCTAGTATTAAATATATAGATTTTAGAGTACCTAGGATATCTCTCCCTGCTAATTATAATTATATTAAAAATATATTAGAGCAATATACCCATATTTTTATAAGTCTTAGACATTATAATAGAAATCAATATAATTATATAGATGAAGAATATAAAAATATAAAAGAAATAAAATTATTAAATGATAGAATAAGAATAGAATATGATGATAAATATATATTTAAATGTTATATTGATATATATAATAACATATTAGACTCATATAATTTTATATTATGTATATTAAATATTTTAACTTTGTTTAATAACAATATATATCCAGAATATAATGTTGAATATATGAATGACCTAGTAAATATGCGTGATTGGTTTGAATATAATTTGTATTTTAGTGGGTTCAAAATTAATGAGGATGGAGATACTATAAAACCATCCTTTTACTCTTGAATATATTTGTATTATTTTAACTATAGGTAAATAATAATTGATAGTTTCTTTTAAAAATTATTATAATAAAAGATTAAAACAATGAACACAACAACAGATACAGAATTATCCTTAAATGTAAACAAAGGAACCGGTGCAGGTGGTGCAAATACTAACCTTTATGGAAAAAAGTTTGAAGAAAAAACAAATAACCAACAAAGATTAATTGATTTTGGATTTATAAAACAAAGTTTAACACAAAATCCAAAAAAAACATATGACTATTATTTATCAAAAAGTTTTGAAGATAAAACTATTGTATTTGTATTACAAAATGGACTTAAGAAATATTGCAAACAAAAATATAATATCGATTTGTTTAGATGTCCTGATGAAGCGTATATAATTGAATATGCAAACGGTAGAAAAGTAATTAAAATTTTAGAAAAAAAAGAGCAGAATGTCCAGGGTTCTGTAGAAACTAAATTATGGTCAGGACCCTCTCTCAAAAGAGAGTATGAATTAGTTTTTGGAGATGAGTTTACAGTCATATATGGGTTTTGTGTAAGTAAGTTTTTGAAAGATAAAATTATTTCAGGTGATAAAAAATTTTCAATATTAAATACAATATTTAGTGAAAATAATATAGCAGTTTTATTTGGTGATGATGAAAACTACTTTGAAACATTAGATATTTGGGTTAATAATTTGTAATGATTACTTCTTTCGCTTTTGCATCAGGATTTTTAGAATTAATAGACCTTTTGCATAATATTGATAATATTTTATATTTTTCATTTCTAAAATTATCACGTACTAGACTAACATCAGCATTGCTAAGCATAATTTTTATTCCATTTGCTTCTGTTAAACTATGCATTAATTTAAATAATTTTTTATGATTTTCTATATCAAATCCTTTTTCTGTATATCCTACAAATGAAGTATTTGTTTCAGGTGCATATGGAGGGTCTAGATATAGAAAATCATTTGGTTCTACATTTGACAGTGATACATTAAAATCGGAACATTCAAATACTACATTCTGTATTAATTTATGTATTTCCTCTAAATGTTCTTTATTTATAATTTCAGGATTATTATAATGACCATAAGGAACATTAAATCCATTAGGTCCTACCCTAAATACTCCTCTAAAACAAGTTTTATTTAAGAATATTAACATCGCAGAACCTAATAATCCTTTTTTATCATTTGCACATAACTTATTATATTCACTTCTAATCCAGTAATAGTAATTTTCTTTTGTTTTTTTTGCTTCTAATATGTTTACGGGTGTTCTATTTATTTCATCACTATTTCCACATTCGCTAAAATTTGTAATAATATCTTGTAATATATCATATAATTCTTTATGTTGTGATTGAATGTTTTTATAGATATAAATTAATGGTTCATTTAAATCATATGCATATATTTTACCTTGTATATTTATAATACCGCTTTTTGCATAAGATAACAAAGTAAATAAAACACTACCTCCTCCTAAAAATGCTTCGCGATAATTATTTATTTCAACAGGAAATTTAGAAATTAGTTTATCTATAATTTGAGTTTTCCCACCAACCCACTTCAAAATTGGTTTAGGGATATGTATTTCGCTATGAGGTATATCATTAACAAATTGCATATTATCACAATTATAATTATTCATTTATATTTTATTAAAATATATCAATTCATATATCATTTTTTTTATATTATATGTTGCTTATAATATATATATATATATATTAGAATATTCTAAATAATGCCATTAAGATTAAATGATGAGCAATGTTTATTATGGATTAAAGACCCTAGTATTTCTCCATATGAAAATATTTATAAGTTAAAAAGTGGAGAAAAAAAGGACAGAAAAAATATTTTAAATGATGAATCTCTTAAAAATCCTAAGTCTTTTTTAAATAAAGTTAGAAGAAAATGTTTTTATAATTCTGCTTTGAGGCAAAAGATTGTAGACCAAATTAAAGAATATGAGCGTAATAGAACTTTAAGATTATATACATTAAATGACAAGAGGTCGGACACAAATGAATATATGTCTGTCCCTTTTACAGAAGAGGAATGCTCGCGCTGGGTTAATAATCATTTAGTAAATCCGCGAACAAATGAAAAAATAAATATGGTAAGTAGTGCATATATTGAATTAATATACACCACACTACAATATAAAATGCGGTTACCATCTGCATTAGATACTGAACCTACCGATAAATATGATAAGACTTTTTATATACTTATAAATAATATTATTAAAGATGTTAAATTTCGCTTAGAGTATATGAAAAATAATGACAAATATTTTTTAAATCATAATATTGAATCATTTGATAAGAGATTAAAAATAGAGTCTTTAGCAAGTCCTGAAAACAAAAAAAAATCAAAGAATACTTTCAGCATATCATCGTCATCATCTCCTAAAAAAAATTTAGACATTGCTGAAAGAAAATTATTAAGGGATATGAAGTTAGAAAATATAGAAGAGAAAAAATTAGTAGCAGAGTATCAATATAAAAAAGGTTTTTTGACAAAGAAAGATGCTAATAAAACTATTTTTGATTCTTTTAAGGCATTTCTTATTGAACTGCAAAATGAAGTTATGACTGGAAATCAATTAATAAATAATATTTTAAAAGATGCTACAGATAATACTAAAAGTCGCATAACAGGACCTATAAATTCTTATTTACAAAAGAAAAAATATAGTGGTTCTACTATAAAAAACTTTTTACATAATAATAAACTAGATACAATTGAAGGTGTAATTAGTAAATTTATTAATAATATCTACATACAACTTATAGAACCAACAATTGTTCTACCACTAGATATGGATATAAGTTGTCTTTCAAATTATAATAAACTAGTGCATTTTAAGGATAGCAAAATAATAAAGCAGATAACAACAGAATTAGTTGCTTTTATAAAAAATTATTCTTTTGTAGGTGATTATAAAATAAAAAAATATTTTATAAATCTTGTAGAAGATAAAATACCACGTGAATTTATAGATAAAAGATTAAAGATATATCTTAAAGTTACTAGCGATTATAAAAATTTATATTATACATTGTTATTTAAAACCTTATTTTATACATCTATGTTATCTACTGGTAAAGATAGATATGTATTGCGATTACCAGAAGGGATGGGATTATTAATAGGTAAGGAATTAACAAAGAAAATAATTGAATTAAATGATGAAAATTTTGTAAATGTTGATGACATAGTTATAACTGATGATAACCCACTTAATGGGTTCACTTATGAAGAATGTAAAAATTGGGTAATTTTACCTATTATTAATCCGCGAACATTTAAACCCATCTTAATAGATTCGCCTATATATAATCGCCTATTATGTATGAGTTATCAATATGATACTTATTTAATACCGCGAATGATAACTCAACGAGGATATAATATTTTAATCGCTATTACAAATATAATAGAAAATATATTAAAAACGGAAGTTAAACTACCACAATCAAGAGAACAATTAGAAAATTATATTATGAATGCCCAAAAAGAATATACGAAAGAAAAAGAGAAAAAAGGAGTAGTTCCTAATAAGATTGGATTAAAATGGAAAAATGCAGGTGCAAAATATCCTAAAGGTGGTGTTGCAATTATTAATGATAAATTGAAGGATGCAATTTTAAAATCTGTAAGTTCTACTAATGAACTGCCTTTTTATGTTTTCTTTAGTGAAGAAGATTTAGAAAAATTTGGCATTACTTCAATTACAAAGAATAGTTATGTTGAAATAGATACTTATTATATACCTATTGCGAATAGTAGTAGAAGTAGTAAAATAGGATTAAAATGGGAAAATATAGGAGCGAAACAACCAAAAGAAGGAATAGAAATTATTAATAAAAAATTAACAAATGCATTGTTAAAGAAAAAGGCATTGTTAAAAGAAACAACAGATAAATTGCCTTCGTCTATTATATTTAGTGAAGAAGATTTAGTAAGTTTTGGTATTACTAATGCAATTACAAAGAATAATTATATTAAAATAACAAAATATTATGTGCCTGTATTTGAGAAGAGTTTCAGTGATTTTATAATAAAACCAAAAAGTAATGTTATTATAAAAAATAGAAATCCTAAATTTAGTATTTATAAATATTATACTATAGCAGATTGCTTACGTTGGGCACATCAACCAAATAGAGACCCTAAAAACCCGGATATATTACTAATTACAGATGGAGAAGAATATAATGCAATATTTGAGCAAGCATTATTATATGATTATAATATTCAACCTATAAATATTACACCAAAAGGGATTAAGTTTATGAATTCTGTATTAAAAACTAAATTTAAACTTTTAAATACTACAATACTTTTAAGTATTACAAAACATTCAAAATTATTGAAAAATGCATTTATAGATATAAAAGAGATAAACAATAGAGTTTGTAATGCAATACAAGAAATATATGATGATGATAGTAATGAAGAAGGAAAAAAATATAAAAAGTTTAAAGATAAGATGATTGAAAGATGTGTTCTATATAATAGAAAACCTGGCATATGTATTAAGGAGCTTAAAGATGAAATAATAATTAATTTTCCATCAGTTAAAATTAATGGGAATGAACATAAAATTAATTATTATCAAGACAGTGCTTTGGCATCTCTATTAATTAAGTATGACATTAGTGCTAAGAAACAAATATATAACAAAGAGATAAGAGATATATTTATACATGATTTTAATAAATTCTATATATATATATATGAAATTGATGATGATTTAAATGAACACAAGAAGGATGCTATAGATGCAGGAGGACCAAAACGCGAATTTTTTACAAAATTATTTGAAGAACTTTTTTGTGACGAAGAGCATCTAACAAGACCTTTTATATCTCCTAAAAATATTAACGGGGATATATATTGTATTAATCCTAATTTTATTCCTGATGAAAAATTTATAAAGGTAATTAATGCATATAAAAAAAATCATAAATATGATATTGAATTTAATACTGAGAGAGATTATGAATATATATATTTTGTAATAGGAAAAATATTATGTCTAACAGTTTACAATGAACTTATTGGATTACCTAAGCAATTCTCATCATATATATTAGCGGGATTAATATACCAGGCGAATGAATTAAATTATTATGATATACTATATTTTTACTTAAAAGACTTTGAAAGTACAATACCTTATATCAATATGATTAGTAACAAAGGAATAAATGATATTGAGTATGCTGATTTATCATTTAATAATCTAT